AGGCTTGTGGATTTTCCTTAGACCAATTGGACATTTCCGCTGTAGTGGCGTCTCTATCGAAGTATTTCTGATAAAGTTGGTTGATCCATGTCCGATCTACAGGATCAACATTAAAACCTCCAGCGTTTTGTCCGCTAGCAGCCGCATTTTGTCCTCCTTGACCACTATAATCAGCCTGTCCTCCTGGAACTCCAGCACTAGCAGACGGTAATGGAGCATTATTAGTAGCGTAAGACCAATTTTGCTTATCTAAAGCACTCCAGGTATTAGGATCTGGCTTGTTTTGTACAAGTTGGTTAATGGATTGTTTCTGGTCTTGCGATAAACTCGCTTTGAAAGGGATATTCGTAGATACAGACTGTCCAGGAAGAGGCTGCGGAGAACTTCCAGGAGTGTTAACCGTTCCTGGAGCATTCACCATTGCCCCAGCTTGACCTGTTACCCCTTGATAATTTGCTCGCGTGTCTGCGTATCCTTGACTTACGTATTTTGAGAGAGTATTTTGGTCAGGAATATACGTCGCCTGTCTGCCATCCCAAGCGTAGAGTTTTCCATTGTCATTCAAAATCTGCTTTTGCTTGTTGTCAATCGGTGTAACTCCGGCAACATTTTTGTACTTGTCGTAATTAGGATCTGTTGAATTCACGATTGATCCGTCTTTCAGCTTCAAAGCTGGCCGTTGGTCAAGAGCTTGAGCACCTCCGGCTACAGTCGTCTTGTCAGCAGAAACACCAGGAGCACTTTCTATCTTATACCCAGATTGTTGCATTTCAGCTAACGTGCGATATTTACCAGTTTTGTTATCTGTGCGAACAGTAACACGCTCTCCACTGGGAGAGACAACTGTCGCCTTAGGAATCGGAGTACCTTGATAACCGATAGTCTTGTAAACTCCGTTCTGCACAACCGTGATAGGCATCAAGTCATCATAATCTTGCGCCAACTGCGATAACTGTTGTGAACTGACTCCATCAGGGTTGCTGATTCCGTACTTGCCTAAATCTATATTACCTGCATTGGCTGGTGTAGGAGAATTATAAGTAGGCTGCTGAACCGGCTGCTGGTATTGTTGCTGTTGCGGCTGTTGAGCTGGCTGTGGAGTAGGCGCAGGAGCTGGAGCTGTAGGCTGAGAACCTCCAACCTGTGTATATCCAGCAGCGAGCCACGTCGAAAGATTGTTTGAATCTATCGTCATGGTATTCCCGCCTTTTGTGACTTGTATCATTCCCATAGTGAATATTATGCTCTATTCTAAGTTTATACAACAAGTTGAATCGTAACTCCAGATGTTCCAGTATCTCCTGCAGTACCAGTTGTGCCGTTAGTAGAAGCTCCGCCGACCGTACCAGTCCCACCAGTTCCGACTGCTCCTCCAGATCCACCAGCTCCTCCGACAGTCGAAACAGTCCCAGCACCTGAGAGCGTAGAGTAGATGAGCATGATCACACCACCACAACCGCCCCTACCACCAGCTCCGCCTCCACCGCCTCCACCGCCACCACCGTTGCCGCCGTTGGCTCCATTACCGCCCTTGCCTCCTGTGCCTCCAGTTCCTCCCACCGCCTGTATACTGCCAGCATTAGAGATTGTACGAGCACAGATGACGACAGTACCCCCGTTACTCCCAGATCCGCCAGATCCGCCGCCTCCACCTCCACCTCCACCTCCACCACCGCCAGAACCAGAATAACCTCCACCGCCTCCACCTGCTCCGCTCCCAGATCCTCCAGCTCCAGGAAGGTAAGTCAAATAAGCGATAGAAGCTCCAGCTGCGAGATCAAGCATTCCAACTCCAAACTGTGCAGAGTATGGACGCACTGAAGATACTGAAGAAATTGTTCCGATTGTCCCAGCTCCACCACCGCTTCCGCCTGTATATCCTCCTGTTAGTGTATTGTTTCCAGTCGGACCACCGTTTCCGCCATTTCCTCCTGTAGCTCCAGATCCAGAAGGTGTGCCGATATAAAATGATTTTGTAACAGCTGTTCCGTTACTCCCTGCGGTTCCGTTACCTCCGCTCGCACCGCCTCCACCGCTCGTTCCGGCCGCACCGCCAGAAGCCCCTGCCTGACCAGCAACTCCAGCCACCCCTCCGTGAACATTCGTTGAAGTTAATGCCGCCCCAGCTGTTCCACCAGCTCCACCAGCTGCACCGGATGTGCTTGCAGAGTCTGAACCTGCCGTTCCGTTACCACCAGCATTTCCATTCCACTTGATAACACAGCTAGCTCCTACTGTTAATGTTCCCTTTACAAATAAGCGGTATCCAGCTGTTGTCAGCGTCGCTGTCCCGCTCATCGTGAAATTAGTAGCAAAAACATCTGCGATCAACGTATAGTCGCTGCCAGACTTTGACATGTAGCTCGCATACGTATTCGTTCCGTCAAGTGTGAACGACCCATCTTGCCCTGATCCGAATACGTCGTTGTTGGTAACTGCAGATCCATTGACAGTCAACGTCGTACCGTTCCATGTCATGGAGTTATCAACTGTGCCATCTCCAATTGAGAACTTAGCAACTGAACTGCTAATACCAAGCCAGAAACCTGTGCCAGTATTATAGTCTGTTTGTCCAGACTTAATATGGCCTGCGCTAGAAAGAGTGATCGTTCCAGCGGTTAATGCTCCCATGTCCGCTGTGATCGCAGAAAGTTGTGAGACATTAATCTTGCTCGCAGTTATGGCTCCAGCTGCAATTTCATTTGCCGTAATTGTTCCTGTAGCTATCTTGCTCGCCGTAATCGTGCCAGCGGCAATCTCGTTCGCGGTAATGGAACTTGCTACGATGCTAGAAGCGTCAATATTCATTCCGCCATTACCTCCGAATATCTGGAATGTGGCTTCACCGGAATTATTCTGCGCAACACCTATAAGCACTTTTCCATCTCCGACAGCATCAGCTGCATTCGTTGAGATAGAATAAAAGGTTGTTGATGCCGCTATATCCAAATAGATATACGTCTTGGCGGCCATGTTTCCGGTAGACGAATTGTTTATTGAATACGATGTTCCATCAGAAGCTGTGAATGTTCCAGATCCCCATGAAACAGTGTCAGAATCTGTAACAGAAAAGACACACGTCTGATTCCACCCTCGGGCAGCAAGATTGACCTTAGCAGAAGTTACAGTATTCGCTTGTAAATATGTTCCGTTAAGATTTGATCCAGTTGTGGTACTGAGTGCGCCTTTGACTGTAAAGGATGCTCCTGCAATGTCATATTTTATGTACGTCGCATCAGAAGCTGCACCGAAGTATATACCAGAAGAGCTTATGTAATAGCCAGCATTCGTAGAATCTGAAAAGGAAGTCTTGCCATATTTGATTGTTCCGCCTGAAAGTGTAATGGAAGCGAATTCTGCATTTCCAGCTCCATCAATTCTCCAGCCCGTCGTTCCAGCTACATATCCAGTTGATTGAATGTATGTATCAATACTCAAAGTGCCAGCTCGTAACTTGCCAACAGTTAAACTCTCAATCTTATCTCCAATAATCCCAAGATCAGGAAAGATTTGTTGAGTGTTTACAATCTGTTCGTCGATATTACTCGGTATGGCTAATCTTAAACCTTGTGGGTCAAATCCCACTCTTTCAAGTGATAGATTAGGCAACCGAGAAATAGAACTCATACTTTATAAACGTGAATCAGGCATTCCTAACATCGTTAATCCGTAGAACTTCCAAGATGGATTCGTAGACATTTCTCTTCCCTCAAACTGTATAAAATATCCGGCTATACCCTCATTGAAGATGGTGATCAACTGGTTGAGCGTTCCTATCCGTTGGAATTCTTGTAACTGTTCATGCTTAGCGTTGAACAAACGATAGTAGAGTGTTAACCCCATGCCCTGTTCTGCGTATGCGATGACTTTACTAATGTTCTTTATTATGGATGGATCTCCCAAGTCGTATGCCTTTGTACGGAAGTGGCTGACAATCGCGTTTGAAGTCCCCGCACTACTATCATAATCTCCATACACTATTGAACTTGAGTCACTATATTTTCCTTTCCAATAAATCCATCCATCAGACGATCCCATCAAGAGCTGTGTGCGCGCACTTGTTTTATATAATGCCATTTCTGTCATCGCCCCATACAGTTCACGCCAACGCCACATTCCTGTTTCAATATTATAAGTAGCGAGACACTTGTTATACGTCAATCCATTGGCTTGCGTATTACCTAGATAAATATAATATTCATTGTCCATGACAGCACTTCTCCAATTAGAAGTTGTTGACTGACGAACCAATTCCTGTATGTCAGATCCGATAGGGGTAGGAAAACCTCCTTTTGAAGCCCAGATATTATCTTGATTTCCCCAAATAATCATGTCTCCAGCATTTTGGATAGATCTGTTTTGTGAACATCCAATATCCCACATCTTTTTCTTCTCACTCTGATTGTAGAAATATGCAGAATATTCTGTGAATATAACTAATCTATCCCAGTTTTCTGCGATTCCGGTAATTTCTTCTGAATAATCTACATCAATAAAATCAGATGCTGGTGTCCATGTGATAGCTCCAGCAGAAGGAACACTTGAAAAATATACGCGATAAGGCTGCGCTGCAGCGTTATAGCAATTTGCAATATAAAGCCTGTCTCGATACCGCTTAATATACTTTGCTTGCGGCATGGATCCAACATTTGTAGACGTAGAAAATGTTGTCCCTGTCAGAGAAGCGACAGGCAGAAAAACATTGTCAGTAGAATCGTACCCTACAAAAAAACAATATCCAATAAACCCCTCCATTTCTACTAAACAATCTTCATATGTGCTCCAAGCTGTTTCTGCAGCTGTAATCTCCGTCCATGCTCCATTCGTACTTGGGGCTGCCAAATAGAACAATTGAGTAGCGGTATCACCTGAATTGTTCACTGTCGCCAACATTTTCTGCACTGAAGCTGATTGACGAAAGTTGAAAAGACCAGTAATGCTCTTTCCAGACTGAAGAGTATTGCTTGAAGCATTTGAATATCCAACATCCTTCATTAACACACCCTTCTTATATGAAGGATTACATCCATTACAAATAACCAACTGATTATCTCCACAGAGAAAATGGCTCAACTCTGTTGTTGGCGGTTGTAGGAAGTGTTGTATGTGTATTGGAGATCGCTCTGGCATATTACCAATTAGAAGATTGCGGCTTTGCGGTAAAAGTGTAGTAATCGTACTCGTCTAATACTGGGAGTTTATACAAGTCCATATTTGAAGTGACGATATCATTGAACTGATTCATGAACTTCTGCTCATCGTCGTATTGTTGTTTTCTAGCTGCGATCTTAGCAGCAATATAGAATGTAATCACTGTTGGAAACGGTATTTCCGTGGTAGAAGCGAACGACGTGATTCTAGATAATTTTCTAAGATACTTGACTTTTATCTTTCGTCCTGCATAAGTACTGCTGACGGGTACATCAAGAAAAATGCTATAATTAAAGATCGCATATTTTGTTGGTAGGCTTGGAGCAACTCCTTGAAATACATTCGTCCCAGCGGCTATTGTGCCAGTGAATGTCGAAGAAGAGAACCCTGATAAGATTCCCGTTGATTGTGCGTTAGCCGTGTAAGAAGCCGCACTAATCGTGCTTACATAGATTGTTCCAGATTCAGAAAAATCATTTGAATCTGTGAGAGTCACGCTAGTATCAGACGCACTAATCTGTGAAGCGAGCGTCGTCTTCGCTACCCCTTCCAAGAGTTTATCCATTTCATCTGAACTCAACTGGTTCAGCTCCCCTGTTCCAAGATAAACATTCAGAATTCCTTGAGCTGTTCCGCGATACTTAGGCTCATACGTTAAACCAGAGAGCGCATATTCGTTCTCGTTTGTGGTAGTCGTGATAGAACTATCATTCTTAACTAACTCAAATACCCAATCTTGTTTTTCTTGAATACGATCAATAGCCTCATTTGCATCATCAATAAGTTGACTTTCTAATGCAAAACCTGTTCCATAATTAACAGCAGCCTTAGCACACGCTTCAAGTGCAATCTTCTCAAAGCTCGTATCTCCATTACCAGAGTAAGAAGTATCAGAGCAATAGTTAGAGAATGTCGATCCAGCTGCATTCTTGAATCTGAAGAAAGCATATCCAGTAGTATTGGTCGTATCAATGTACGTTGTATATAACTGGTCAGGCATTATATCAACAGTAGCTAACACACTCTTGCTTCCAGTGGGCGTTGTTGCTCGACTGAATTCAATCTGGTTATAATCTAATACAGTCACTGATGTGTCTGTATAGTGATCAAATACCAATCCGCTTGCTAATGTTATAGTCTGTCCACTAGGAGCGGTAGAAGCGTGCACTCGGATTATTTCCGCATTACGATCTCCCCAATTCCCTATAAGAAGATATTGACCTACAGCGAATCCGTAAACATTATCAACAGAGACATTTGTAATAGCAGCATTCCTGTCCGCGATTAAGCGAGCAGTAGGCTTTGATTCTGTTAAGCTCGAGTGATAAGCTACGAGCGTATTATTATTTACGCGTAGGTTCAATAACATACTATAAAGAAAAATGGTTGAAATAATTTGCGATAGCTTCTGCTGCTTTTTCAGGATCAACCTTCATATCCTGAGCGTTTGTGCAAAAGCCAGCTTCAATGAGAAGTGCAAAAGGCTTTGTATCTCTCACCATGCCAAGCCTACCGAATCTAGAATTCCTATCGTCGAAAGCACCGCCATTCCAAACAGGAACCCCAGTAATTTTAGCATATGTTTCAGATAGCTTAACAGCTTCTAATCGTGCTGCTTCTGACCCACCCATGTAGCATGTGGTGACACCCCTAGCATTCACATTAGAAGCTGCATTTGCGTGGATCGAGAGCAAGAAATCTCTTTCATTTGATTGCTTGTTTATCCAGCTGATACGATTAATGAGATTTCTATTTCCAGACCAATCAGTAATGAACGATGTTGGAACTTCCAAAATCTTCCATGTGATTAAACTGATCTTGGGCTTTAACGCTTTCCACACAGAACGATTCCAGGCGACTTCACTCATAACTCCGGACGCACCAGGAAAGCGGCTTGAATGTCCAAGATCGATAAACAGTTTTGGCATACCTATGATAAAATGGAAGTTATCTTTGAAGCTACAGCCTGTAAGAACGGAAGTCTGAAGTCACCATTTTCTGGCTTGTCTTTTATGAGGCAGGCAAACGATACCTGATCAAAAGGAACAAGTTTTATTTCTTACTTATTGTTGCTCATATTAGATAATAGTGACCTTAGTTACATGCGTCCAAGAGACGTTGTTCCCGCTAGCTCCCGTGACCTGAATAAGAAGGTTCGGGCTGCTTACGTTAATTGTCGCATCCCACCCAGATTGATCTTCACTTTGAAGAATATCTAATGATCCGATGATAGAAGTCGTGCCAGCTACATTCTTGAATGAGCCGGTGATCACATACGTTCCGCCATCTCCAGCCGTTCCAGAAGCTCCACCCGTACGTTTACCAACAATGGTCGTCTGAACAACAACTGTGGTATTAGGATACACCATGATAGTATCCAAGGTTGTAAGCGTTGCATCAGTCGTGTCTACGCTCCCCTTCACTTCTTTTATTCTAGCATTAGGATTTGTCGCCATATTTATTTCTTCTTAGTTTTAAAACCTTGAATTATATCTCCTTCATCTTTCGGGTGGTAGTACTCCCACTGTTCTTCAATAACCCTCCCTTGAGAATCGTATATCTTCTTGATAATCTCTACTCTGCTAATCTTTAGGTGTTGTTTTTCAATAATCATATTCGACCTTGCCCCTTCGCCTCTCGGGGCAAAGGCAAACCCCTACAACATCTTCTTCAAGAGGAAGTAAGGCATTTCTAGAACAGTTAGGTCGTCGTCTGTTCCGTCCCGTTCAATTTTGAAGCTGCAGCGGCTTCATTGGCAGCCAAAAGTTCAGGGAACTTTTCAGCTAGACCGCCGTCAAGGGCAGCGTTGAACTGACCTCGACCGTCAATCACCATTTCCAGATGACCAACGGCAGTATCATAGGCCTGCCGAACCTCTACTTTGCCTGAATCTTCATTCATTCTAGCAAACATGAGATGGGCGATAGCGGCCTTGACACGTTCCTCTGAACCGAGGACTTTGAGTAATTCTTCTGACATATAAGAGTGTGAGTGAATAATAGCGACCGGATTCTCCCCGCCGACCACTAAAGGTCAGCGGAGGAGGAAGATGAACCGCTCTTAATAAGCGGCGGGGAGAATCCAATGCATAAATTAATTAACTGGCGGCGGAACCTTTAATCCCAACAATGAAAGGACATACATTAACCCAGCCTTCCAGGCTGCTCTAATTATCGCTAAAGAACCAGCAACCAATAATCCTTTTGTAATGAGCGTTGGATCCCAAAACTCTCTGTGCATTGCAGCCTCAACACCTACCTCAACAATAACTGCAGAAACGATAGTATTGAAGGCTGAGTGAATTTCGTGCTTCACTTTTGGTGAAAGAATATCATTTAATGACATATTTGATAATCATTGTTATGAATATCGGAACGATTATTATATTTGTCAATACCAAACCACCTATAGCCATATTCTTCGTCTCTTCCAGCTTAGTTACCCGTCCATTTGTTTTAGTTGTTTGATCTTCAACGCGCTTCAACCCTTCTCTCATTTCAGAAGAGAGATTCTGTATCATGATAGCCAATTCACCATTCGTAGGATTCTTCATACTATGCGAGTGTAATAGCGTATCGTTTTCCAAGATACCTCTCGACTTTGCGCTGTTCAGACGCGGAAAGCACGCGATTATAAATCATGAATTCAGCGAGATCGTATTTTCTAGGAAAGATGGTTGCTGTATTAGCGTCAAAAATAAACAACTTTCTATCTACAATCGCTAAAGCGGCATCATTAACCGTAACTGTTCCGCCACCATTTTTATATGCTTTTTCGATAGAGCCAGCACCGCTTCCTGTAACTGAATATGTAATGATAGTCTTTGTGGCAGATGTCAGAGTAAGTTCTGGCCCAGTAGAATGCCGCTTCCATTGTGTTTCAGCTGCTCCATAGAAATGGAGAGGCGCGTTACCTCCGCCCTGAGCATCAGAGAACCATTCACCAGTCGTTCCGCCAGAAACAGAGGCTAAAACTGCAAATACGGTTAATGTGCTCGTAGGCCAAACTGTTCCAGTATTTGCTAATACATCATCAACGCCATCTCCACGTAAACAAGGTTTATTATTGAAGACAGCTGAACTTGCTGTATATGCAGGTTGCTTACTCCCTGTAGCTTGAGTGACGTCATTCCCGTTTCCACTTTGATCTGCCCATGTTGAAACGCCTGTACCGATTGTAATACCAAGATCAGATCTCAACCAAATAACAAGACCGCTCAACTTCTTTGGGCTGAACTTTGTCTTCACCTCTTCAAAGAGAATAGTTGAGACATCCATAGCTATGCTAATGCGATATACGTCAAATCGTCTCCAGCATTATCACAGATTCTGTAGAACAAGTTCAGATTCGTAACAGGCATCCATGGAGTCTCTTCTCCAGCGGCAAGCTGAAAGCCTGTTGTCGTGTCTGTAGAACCATCTGCTTTTGTGACTCCAGAACCTCCAATATACACATTCCCAGCATTATCGATTTCAGCCTTGAATTTAACCAACTTACAAGAGACAGTCGGCATCTGCGTAGCCCCTGTATTCCCTGCAAGTTCTCCGCTCGCAACTGTCGTTAAAGCTGGAAATACATTCGTTGCTATGAAGCTAGCAGAAGATCTATATTTATATGTCGTTGAAGTCAGAGATGTTTGCGTAGATGCTTTCTTAGCATAAAGAGTCCCTGAATTATAATCAACGTAATATTCTCCGTTTGATAACAACGCTCCAAGCGTTGACATTTTGTTGAATATACTTGTTTCATCAAGCTGTTCCATCAACTGACGATCAATAGCCTTTTCAGTTGTAAGAGCCGTGGAAGTAAAAGAAAGAGACGTGTCGCCTTTTATAGCTTCCATTGACCCTAGAACATTCTTAACATTGTCATACGCCAGCTGTCCAACAACAACAACTCCAGCAGCTTGCCCAGCATCAGCTGTCAGCGTGCCAGAATTATTATAATAAAGCTGCACCGTCTCACCTGTAACCGTTATAATATTCGAAGAAGCCCCTTTGTTATCAATTGGCATCCCGCGATATGGGCTGACACTTGATTGATTTTTTAATAACATAAGTGAAATAGATAATCGTCTTTCGACGCCCCATTATCCTGTTCACCTTCCTGACCCTCCTGAAGAGAGCGCACTCTCCAAGAGAAGCGGAAGGCAAACCAATAAAGGTTTAGACCGTTCCTGATGCGATATTATTCGCGAAGTTACCAGCGTTTGAACCATTCACTACAGCATTCGCAGCAGTTGCGAGCATGTAGTTATTGTCAACACAGATAACCGAACCACCGAGAGCAGTTGTGCCGTAATCGGTACCAGCAGTAAACGTAGCTCCGTTGAATTCCGTGAAGGTATTCCAGCGGATAACATTACCAGCATCTGCCGCAGCAGCAAACAAGATACCAGAAGTAACAACACCGTTATTAGCAGTCGTCACACGACCAGCCACGAACACATTGTGCTCAATAATGTTTCCAATACCGAGACCTGTGATGTGAGAAGTCTGCGTAATCGCTCCACCAGCAACAACCAGATTTGAGATGAATCGGTTGTCATGAATCCAGTTGTAGTTACACACCGTGGTATTCATGTTGATAAAGTGCGAACCAGATCCGCCAACAGCTGACAAGAAGATGTTGTCATGGATGTTGCAAGCATCAGCACCTTGTGCATCAATAGCCATCTTGGTAGAAGCAATATTGATACGGAATCCTGCGATTTCAATGCCGTCACCCGTGAGGTCAAAGACGTCAGCGGCTGATCCAGTAAGTATCGCAGATCCAGGAGCACCAACAGCAAGAATCTTGACATCATTCACACTTGCAGCGATTGCTGTCGAAATGGTATACGTTCCAGGATAAACCCAGATAATGTCCCCTCTGCCAGCAACGCACTGTAAAAGAGCATTGGCGATGGAATCATTGCCGCTATAAACGCGGACAACTCCATCTTCATCTACCGGAAACATCGCCTGCGTATCAGCAATCAGCGCGGAGCTGGCTGGTAAGCAGTAGAATGATTTCCCATTTCCAACCGGAAGCGGCTTTGCGCTGCGTCCGTATTTTGAGAATTGATTGCGAGCCATATAATACGATTAGACGTATGTTCAGGTATTAAATTAGAGAACTGCCGTCTCCTGATCGACTGCAGTTGTGACAACAGCGTCACCTTTAACTTCTTCTGTTTTGACTTCTTCGACGACTTCAGAAACGACTTCAACCGTTGAAGCGGCTTCAGGTTCTGCACCGATAGTGAGTTGAATGCCGTTCCGAAGGAGCTCCTCTTCAGGTAGAACGGTTTCAGTTCCATCAGCAAGCCAGAGTTTCCAGCAGCCGACGACTTTCGTGTTCTCACTAACAAACGGTTCCATTCGAAGAATCTCAACTTCAGAAAGTTTACCCGCGTAAAGAATTTGAGACATGTTGCAAGACGAGGGGGAGTTGCCTCCCCCTCTTTAACATTATTAGGATCCGTCGCCCTTAGAGATCTTGATCCAAGCAGCAGACACGACACAGATGCCGTAACCACCACGAGCACCAAAGTTCCAATCATCCGTAGCGAAGTCTTCAGCGTTGGTTCCCTCTGAAGGTGTCTTCAAGCGTGGCTCTTCCCAAATACCAAGGTAGGCCGTGGTGTATTGGCTAGATGCCAAACCCCAGTAGTAACGCTTGGTATTATCCACAGCACCGGCAGCGGTAGTAGCGACACGAGGCAAGATGATGTGGCGGTACTTACCCATATAGACGTTCTTCACGCCTGAATTCCCACCTTCAACAGCAGCCGTCGATTGCAAGTATTCACGAGCAACGTTCACGGCTACAGGTTCATCGGTCGTCCAGAGGATGTCAAAAGGCATCGTCATCTTTTCACCGAATTGGTTGATCGTTTGTTCTGTAATCAATCGTTCGCCGCCTTCAAGAGCACCCTTCGAGATCTGAGGATTACCAGAGATCAAGTTCGAGAAGGTCGATGAAGAACCGCGAACCGTGTGAACAGCAGAACCGAGAGCGAGCGTATCGCCAACTGTAACATCACGGCTCACGCCATCCATGTCCGTGAAGGCTGTTGAGTGAGCAAACGTAATGCGGTGTGCCAAGTCTAAGTCCATGCGGTTAGCAACCTGCCGACCAAGGTTGGTCAAGCGTTGCACAACTTCAGGATACTTGTTTTGCGTACGCATTTCGTACGAGATACCAATGTCAAGAGCTACACGATATTGAGTCATCGTCTTTGAGTAGCCCTGTTGTACGCCTGCGCGTTCAGCTTGAGCAGACTCACCCTTGAGCTTAGCGTATTCTTGACCATCAATTTCCGAGAATTCACGAGTGTTTCCCGTATTCATCGAGACAGGCACAACGCGGAACAGACCCGAGCTGCGCATCACCTGCGGCACTGAGTCGTACGCATCTTGCCAAATAACTTTAGCCAATTTGACAAAGTCAGAAAGGCCAACAACATTGAGTTCCATAATAGTAAGACTTTATAATTAGCCACCAACAACACCCATGCCAGCAATACCGAGATTCAAGATAAAGTGTCCTTTCGTTGTTGAAAGAACCTTGACGCATTGAACCGTATCGTACGTAGAAGCACCGCGATTAACCGTGAGTGAATCCGTCAAATCTTGGAACAAGCCACGATCAGCTGCAACGAGACCTGAAGTAACATCACCTTCCCAAACTACATTGTTCTCAACTGGCACCTCCACAGGCACGAGACGCGCCGTAGCGTAGTCGCTATCTGTAGCCGCGATCGTCTTTTGGATAACACCAGCGTGAGTTGAAGGAGCCGTTGAAGATGTAGCAGGAATCAAGTAACCACTTGACCATGCAACAATAGCACCCTTCGTAAAGGCAGTCGAAACTGTGACGTTAAGCCACAAGATTTTCGTCTTGCCCTGTCTGCGAGTAAAAGCCATATATAGCTATTATCTTGAATAAATATTCGTTCCGCACGCACCCTCGAATTTCTTGCATACAAAAATAGCAAGCCCTATTCAGGATGCTTGCTATTTGTGCTACCTATTGCTAGGCTGCTGACAAGTGGTTTAATCCACCGAAATCAAGCGCGGTTTTATGCCAAACGGCACTAACAATGAGTATCCGCACATCTCACGAGTAGATTGTCACCACAAGTATACCTCATCTTTTTGTAGGAGACAAGTGCTTAGCACTTCTTGCCACCTTTGCGCTTAGACTTCATTGGATTTCACCTCCTCTTCTGGTTTAGCTTCTGTTTCTTTAGCAGCTGCTTCTTTCTGTTCAGCCTCTACCCGTTCGATCTCTTCTTCCTGTTCAGCTGTGTCAGCCTCAACCATCATTTGGTCAATACCGACATTCATAAAGTGTTTGCGACCGAACACATGTCCGAATGCTTTGACCTTCTTGTTCTCAATGATGTTCTCAAAGGCAGACAAGATCGTGCTGATCGTGCCTAACTGAACATGGTTAAGTGCAAGGTCTTTGAGCCACTCAGTAGCGAAGTAAGATCCGACAAGCTGCATCGTGGTCACTCCTGGAACGGCCTCTTCCGTCTGGATCTCATGGAACAGAGTACCACTCATTTCCGTCTTCTCTCCGTTAGTGAATACGATGTGCACAATGTCCCCACCTTCACTGGCCGTAAAATCTTTGACTTCTCGTTCTCCGATAAACATATTAGATGCTAGGATTAATGAATTTCTCTTCTACCTCGTACTTGCGGCCATCAGTGATTGACTGCAATTTGAATAATCTTCCGTTTGCGGCTTGACTTCCATAACGCACCTCTTCTCCTAACACATTGCAATAGAGACGAGTAGAACGGCGTAGGAACATGATGTACGGAACTTCAACAGATTCTCCGTTCTCAAGGTTCAATCGCATCTTTTGGTCTTCTTTGTACACACCGTTCTCGTTCTTATCACAGAAGTTCTTCGGCATCTGATCCCAAGAGAGAATCACATTTCCCTCATGCATGCCAAGGAACACTACTTTGCCTTTGTTCTCTGGATGTTCAGAGTCGTAGCGATTCAACCCAGCTTTGTTAGCTGCAGACTCCAAACGGTCAATACGATTGAACAACGCTTCGAGCTTAGCTCTATCAATCGTAACCTCATTACTCTTCTCTTTCTTAGACCGTTCTTTCTCTTCTTTCTCAAGACGCTTCTGTTCTTGAGCGTCTAACTCTTCTTGCGTAGGCATAATTATTTCGTGTGCTTCTTAATAGTTTCTTCAGACAATCCCATCTTAGAGGCCAGATCTTTGAGGTCATCGCTGAACGCGGTAGGCTTTTGTGGAGCCGGAGCCTGACCCATATAGCCACCACTGAATAACGGATTCACTCGCGGAGAGCTATGCAAGCTAGGTTCAAGAGCTACAGCGTCGCGCATCTTGTTAAAGATCTGATCTTCTGTTTGAGCTTCGTCCTTTAGACGTTCGTATTGCGCCAGAGCCTTCTTACGATCTTCGTCACCGACAACTCCAAGGCGATTCAACGCCGCACTCTTGAAGCTCTCACGTTGATTCTCAAAGAAAGACTTCTGTTGTTCTTCTAACGCTTCAGCACGCTGCAATAATTCTAACTCACGAGCACTAAGAGCCTTGATCTCAGCTTCTGTGCGCGTGCTTAGTTTCTGCCAATTCATTTGCTTGTTCTCTGCTCCAGCCAGACGCTTCTTCGCTTCTTCAAGCTCTTGGGCAGTCTTCGCCGCAATCTCCTTAGCCGCTTTGAGTTCCTCAATGGGAACTTCCAACACAATCTCATTACCGTCTTCGTCAGTATACTTTGGCATACTTATTTGAAAAATTCTTCTAAGATCTTCCGTAGTCCGTCATACTGTCCCTGTAGCTGCACTAATTCAGTTTCTGTCTTCGCAACAAGTTCTGAGTGCTCTTGCTTTTTCTTTGTCAGAAAACCAGCCTTAGCATCAAAGTCTAATTGCAGAACCGTCATCCGCCTTTCAATCTCTTCTCGTGTTAACTTCTTCTCTCCACCTTCCTTCTCATTTGAGACGAACGCCTCGAGAATATCTTCCACCACTTTTGAAGCTTCTTTCTTCTTCATGTGATATTGTACTTATTAAATAATTCCTCTTTCTTCAACCGCTCTCTGTATAAAGACGAAAGTCGTTCAAACTCTTCAGCCACAAGTTCAACTCCATTCGCTGAGGCACGAGCGAACTCCACGTTGCGCATTTCGGGAGCTTCTCGTGCCGCATGATCAAGCTGAGCAAAGACTAAAGGATCAATGACTTTCCGAAAGAGTTTATTGGTAAAGACTGTCTCCGCGAATGCTAGAATGTCTGCCTGTTCTTCTTTTGGGAGACTGTCTAGATCGATTGCAATGTAGCTCTGCATTGGAGCTACCTTATGCCGCATCAGGTAGAGCGGATCAAACGGATAGATCCACTCCGCTATCTTTCTCCGGAGCTTGTTTAGCATCGCTATGCTTTGACTAATGTATTAAGACTCGGAGCTTCCGGTTTCTTTACAGCCTGCATCATTTGCTGCTGCATCTCTCCACCTCCAGGCATAGCCGGTTGCGCTCCTGGCATTCCTGGTGGCATTCCAGGCATTCCTGGCTGTTGTTGAACAAAGAATCTCTTTGGATCTTCCTTAGCCAATACAGCGAACCGTTCCTTGAGGTACTCCATGTTCAAAGACTGAATACCAAAGATAGCTGCAGCGTCTCTGATATTCTGGGTGAACAGCGTACGATTCAATTCACTCGTGTCTTTTTCCGTTGGAGTTATGGTAATGTAGAAAGTGGCCTTGAGCTTACGGAACTCTTCTGGATGCAGATATGTCTTCCGTGTTGGCACGCCCGTCTCTTTCGTGAGAAAGTCTTCTTCAGCTCTGACTTGTTCTGGAGATGCGTTCTGAGCCATCTCTGGAGAGAATTGAATAATGCGTCGTCCCTTTTGACCTGTCTCGAGAGTCGTATCAACAGACATCGTTCGGTAGACATTCTGTTTCAAGCCGCTCTTGATATCCATGATCTTGTTATCAATCGGCTGCGTCCAGTTAGCCATGATGTTCTGTATACGTAACCATTCGAGCTGCTTTTCCATCTGAATGACTCCCCAAATAGCGAGGCCGAGTTTCATCATCTGCTGCTTCTTGGATTCCAAAATCTCTGTAGCTGTTTGATTGCCACTTGTTGAGTCACCGCTGAATACAGGTTGCACAGACTTCTCGTCAATGATGCCCTTGATAACCTCAAAAGCATTCATCTCAGCCATCGTGACACCTGTAGGCTGGACAATCGGCACTAACTTTGTAACGTCAATATTATCATGAACAGTGCCAGGACTCCAAATACGCTTGCTGAGCGTACGCCGAGTGTTGTTTGCCATCGGCGGCTTGAACGACTGTTGAGTCTTCAAGACAATGAGTTTCAACATCTCGTCAATGGTCGCTTGGTCTACTTTTGTCTTTGCTGGGATTGACTTTGAAATAGCAAAGAACTTACTGATAGGCTCACAAGAACCCTTGACGATAGTGTATTCTCCGCTGGGAGAAATTGACTTGAGTGGCATCCCAACTGGCAACATTGGAATACCATTGAAGCTCATGTAGAAATGGTTGCTGACCTTGTTCTGATAACGCACCCATTCGACCATGTTCTCTTGAAGTTCGTGCAATGTCCAATTCTGAAAGTTGTTGTTGATTGATGAAGGCTGTGTTCGCACGAGCTTACGAGGCACGTATTGCATGCGTTCCCAATCTGCGCACATCGCTACAGCTTCTGAATACGGAATTATCGATACGTATGCTACGTCTGGCTGTTTGGGCAACTCAAACTCCTTGATGTTGCCGAAGTACATCATTGTACCAGGAATCATGCGTGTCTCGCACATTCCGTAGAGCTTCTTCAATTTTCCTTTGTATTCTTTCTTCTTGAAGCTTATAGCGTCAGCCCAGTTAACTTCTTCTTTCTCATTACAAAAGTATTCGCTCCAAACTTCTTCGATGTATACATCCCCTTGATCCAAGAACTCTTTGTAATAAAGAGGACGCTTAGAGTCATAGTCTTCAACCTCGCGAGACTTCTTGACCATGTCTTCAAGGTTTTTACCTAACCCCTCGATTACCAAATCTTGATCATCAAAGGCGTTGATATTTCCTTCAAGGTTGTAATTCAAAAGAGCACTAAGCAGGGTAACTCCCTTCTCGTGCGTTGTTCCTGTGACTATGCGAGTGTCATCTTGATTTACTTTTGGAGGAATGTAGCTATTGGCTGCTCGCGCATTCGTATCGTAATACGTAACGAAGTCCATGTCATCAAGCTCAGGATGAGTAGCGTCCCGTTGCTGACGCATGTTCTCAAGACGCGAGATAACAAAAGATCTTTCTTTTTCCTCTTCAGGTGTGTATTCCAATGAAGGCGGCGCGTAACTAGGGTCTAACAACTGATCAATGGTCATAATCAAATCACCGAATATCGGTCTAAACGGTCTAAGATTTGATCATCTTCCATCCTCTCACTTCCAAGGTTCGGCATTCCTAGTGCCTCGCCACAATCTCTAACTGCAAGAGCTAACGACATAACCCTATCGTCATGTATACCTTCCGGCACCATGACTTTTACTTTCCCCGTATCGGAGAGTGTGTATTGAAAAGATTCCAGTTCCGTAAACAGCCCTTCATCTTTCGGCAGCTTAATGATGCCTTGTTCTAGAAGAATTGCCAAGTGGTCTAAGATTTGCCGACGCGTACCAGTATCGCCGCCAGTAAACTTAACATTATCACCACGCTCAGTATCAATCGGTATCCCGCGAGCAATAAGATCGTCAACGATAGGATCGCCAAGTCCAGTAGAATCAATCTGAATGCGAGGCTTGTTATATCTATAATATGAAGCCTCAATACGAGCTTTCTGAACATTCCAATCCACCTGATTGAATCTGTCTTGTGGTAGAACATAGAAGTTGTTCAAGCAGAACGGCGTGAGGACTGACCAGTCGTTGTACTTGGCTAAGTCTATCCCCATTGAGAACTGCAAGTGCTTGGCATTGTCTACCAAGAACTGTGCCTGTTGTTCTGAGTAGACATTCTCTCTTACACGACGGAAGAAGCTGCTAGCAGACTCCAAGAACTCACATTCGTATTCTTGTGAGAAGAATGCTTGAGTCGTGGTCTTCCGCGCGTCTTCGAGTAAATCTGCGCGTATAATACCTGACTGGGAGGCTTTCAAAGAACTAGCAAACCAGTTCGGATCTCCGTAGTTGACTGCGTAATTGTATTTATTGAAGAAGTCGTTGCGTCCTTTCGGAGTTCCCATGAACCATGTCCATCCTTGCGGATTCGCCGTCATGATAGGCTGGATAATACCAGACCATAGCTCTTGACGCATGTCTCCGTACTCGTCCAGAACTACCCCTCTAGGATTCGGCCCACGCAAACTGTCAGGTTTATCCGCTCCAAGAACGTACAGAATGCTTCCATTGGGAAACTTGAGTGTCAAATCAGAGTTATTGCGCTTCTCCCAAACTTCTGGAGGACAATACTTTGCTAGCATCTCTGGTTCTTGCCAGACAATCTTCTTCGCTTGATTCAAGAAAGGAGCAACGTACCAATATGTGCCACGCACTGCATAACACCAGCGTATCAACTCATTGATTGCTAATGTCGTCTTGTGGGCTTTGCGATGCCAGACTATCACCTTGAATCTGGCTGGATGCTTTAGAATCGGAAGCTGATGAGCCTCCGGATCCCAAGCGTAAGGAATCCGCATCTGAGTAGAATACTAATTGAATAGGGCTTCCGTCCGTTCCAGATAATTCGTGCTTGTCTTTCGGCTTACCAAGAAGACGATTCAAAGCTTCTTGAATCGCTCTAAGCTGCACATCATTCGGCTTCTTAGAATCTGTTTTTATAATGTTTTCTAAACGAGGGAGTGCGTGATCTGTAACAAGTTTTGCCCAATACTCAGCTCGTGTAGCGTCCATTATTTGTTTCTGTAGCTTCTTTGGCAGTTTTGCAATGAAAGGCTTACGACCAACCTTATCTTTTGATCCTCTACCTCCTCCTTGTCCTTGCTTAGAAACAGTCCCATCCTTTTTAACTTTTAATAACTTCTCCGCCATATCTCAACTATACTACTATTCAATAAAAATGACAATGATTAGCCTTTAGAATTACCCGCAATATGCTTACCCTTATTCCACATACTTACCAATTCATGCTTGAAAAATACCTTTGTAACGCCCTTCTGACCAAACTTGAATCCTTTCTCTAACCAGCAATTCGAGCAACAGAACTTACAACCATACTTTAGGAATTTCATCTGGTCTCTGTTTACCCAGATTACTGATTTGCAGAAGTCACATACGTCTTCGATCATTGCTCGAAACTTTCCCCCTTTTGTATATTCGTCCATTCTGCTAGCGCACCATTCTCCTAGTGTCTGTCTGCCCGCGACTTTCGCAGGTGTAGCATTCGGCCTGAACATTGGCTTAATCCGCATATCAGAAAGACCATCTTGATTTCATTAACGCTCTGTGTGCCAGAATGTCTGAAGAGCTGATAGCTTCTTGTTTAACATCCACCTCGTAAATTCCTCCATCCAAGAAATAGTAATAGTCTTGAAGACCAAAACCAAATCCGCATCCGAGAGTTGTATACGTAGTTCCAGTTGTTGTGAAGTTGGTTTTTACAAACGGAGAGCTTATTGAAGATCCAGTAGCTCCATCCATATTCATGTATAGTGTTCCGTTCTTTCTGTATAGATATATTACGTGGATTGTATTGATAGTGAACGATCCGCCGCCAACTCCATTAGAATTTGATATCATCCACTGGGCATCGTCTCCAACAATATATCCGGTATTCGTTCCGTTATATACAATCCCATATCTTGCTCCAGTTGTATGATTATCAATGCTGAAGAAATCCATTCCAGAAGTTGAACTTGTTCTCTTACAGGTAACAGCGATGGTAAAATCTGAAAGAGGACTAAGCAACGCTTGATTTAACAATAGCTTCTGAGAACTGGAGGCCGTGAATTGGATAAAACTCTTATTGTTTGCGTCCGTTGCTAAAGCTGGCTTGTTCGCAGAAGCTACAAATGCCAAGGAAGTTCCAATATCGTCTACCCAATTGGTTACGCCAGAAGAATTTGTAACTCTTTGATCTGCCCTCCAAGAATTTGTAAATCCAACTTCTGTTACAGCAGAAATAGATCGAACAAGATTCAAGTCTACGGTGAGTTCTTGCCCTGCTGTGAATGCAACATTTCTGTTATCGCCATCTGAAATGATCTGCACGTATCCGTTCGTTGAAGTGACAGGCTTGATTGTGTATGCACGCGTAGAATAATTATAATAAAAGTCTGCAGCGTGATCTTTTCCGCCTGCTCCGGCAGTGCTCTTTGGATTAGTATTCGGTCCCATCCAAATCTCAAACAGTTTTGTCTTCATCCACCCTAACAAGCGCAATCCTTTTGGCGGAGATTCTCGTGGAACTGTCCATTCAGCCGCTTTTTCTAACACATACGGGAACATATACCGTTCTGCATATTGCTCTGAGGCTCCATTTGCTCCGTCAGCATGTAATATACGATTTGAATCTCCCGTTTGTGTAATATGAATATGAACAAAGTCCTTTGCCTCTGGAAACGCTTCTAACGCTTTTTTCAAACGAGATATTGAAGGCAAGCCTTCTGTCTCGTCGTAGTCACCGAACACAAAAACATGGATTCCAAGAGCTGCCACTTGTGCTATAGCGTCTATAACATTTCTAGCAAGGTATTGGTCAAGACCAGCTGCTCCTGTGTCAAGTCTCACATCTCCTCCAGGCTGTACCTGCCCTGAGACTGTAGGACGCAACGACGCCTGTTTTGCGTAATAAGAATCTTCCTGATCATACCCAATATCATAATTCGGAAAGAATACTCCGACAGCTATGCATCTGTCTGGGAATCTACAAGCGAATGAAAAGGCATCTAATCCTCCAGTTGAATATCCTAATGCGATAGCAGGAACAACTCCAGTCTTGAATGTTCCATCTGAATTTGTAGAATATCCGAATACCTTTGCGCCCATGGCCGCAGCTGCATGATCCATGATATCTACTGCATCCTGCGTATCTCTTGTATAATCAATTGTCCCCCCATTTCCGCGCCCACGTGTCTGCATCTTTAGAAAAACTGGAGCGCGACCAGAAACAGGGTCAACCATGCTCGCTATCCGTTGTGCCATTGAATCAGGGAACTGCGAGCGTCCGCTTTGTCCGAAACCGCCAAATCCTAAAACCTCTACGAGCTTCCCCGTCGCCGAATGTCCGTTATCATAACAGCGTTTATATCCAAGATTTGTAATGGATGGGTCAATTGAACTGGTAACATTGGTAACGTCAGCTTCTGTATATACACCTAATGCCCCCGTGGTCGGAACAGGATCAGCGGTATCAACAGGATATAAGACAGTAGGATTCTTACTCACTGTTAGATCTCCGCTCAATGTAGCATCACCGCTAAATGAAATATTTCCACCAAAAACCCGTGAACTCGTACCAGACATAGTTAAATATTATACAACTGGATCTATAATATCAGTCGGAGTAACAACCGTTTGCTGCTGCTTATCCCATGAATCTTTGTCAAGAAGTATCCACTGTGTCGTATCTTCATCCCAACGATAAATCTTAAAATCATCTCCAAGCCCAATCAAAATATAGCCATATTGAATATGACTATATGATCCGGTAACCTGTATGATCTTCATGAACTAATTATACCTCTTTCTCGGTATCTGAACAAGGTTGGCTGGGAAGCTCATAATGGTCTCCGACTTGCAATACTGGACAATTGCCAATCAGATGGACTATTCCGCGCACCTTTCGGCAAGTCGTATAGCCTCATACTTCGTTTAACAGAAACTTATTAGAGATAACCTTGAAGCTGAATGTATTATTCCCGAAACGTTCGCACGTCTTGAACACAACCCCTTCCCGTTCAGTTTCACAAAGTTGAGATTTCCCTTCTGCTAATTTTAGTAAGTATGCTTCTTCATCAGCTTTTAGATTATTTTCCATTAGCGGAAAACAGCCAGTAATCGTAGGCACACGATATTCCGTCAACCCCATCTCTTCTAATACACGGATTCTATCGTTCGATCCAAGATGAGCCTGGCTATCAATGTCATAAATATCAAAAATCTTGAATGTCTGCCCTGTTATTTTGTATGGATTACCCTGAATACCTTGTCCTATACATTCTCCTTGGATGGCGTAGTTCTTCCCATAAGCTTTAAGCTTCTCTTCGAGCTGCAGTTCTCTCGCAAGCCTCCACATCGTAGAGCCTTCTGTCTCTTGAAGATCAAGATTGCGAGAGCAGACTCCAAATACTCCGTCTTTCAAATAAACAGTCATTGAAGATCCATCCAGCTTCTCTGTAATCTCAAAATTGAATCCAACGAGGTTTACTAAATCCTTCATGATATTCTGACAACGCTCCTGATCTGTCTTCTGAATGAACTCTGGGAAGTTGCCCTTCACTTTTCCAGATAACTGCGCAGGAATTGGAGCTTCATATTTTATAACGCCAGCCAACTCTGACAAGTCTTTATTAATATTTTCAGGATTAGACCAATTCCAATCTTCACCGAAAACTGTATCGGGCTTGAGTAATAGTCCTTGCGATACCTGCCCTCTGAGTTTGATTGTACGCAAGCGATAACCTTCAAATTCTTTTCCATCAATGAGCATCTTTTTCGTCCCGCGTGGCTTCAAGAACTCAAATTGTGGAACCATCGGAAGCAAGGAATCAATTTCAAAATACACTCCAAAATCTCCAGCCCTGAACTCTCCTTTCTTAACAACGCAATTCCAACCGTCTACAGTAGCAAGTTCAATACTATCAGCCCCTTCAATCGGCTTCACATTCAGCACCTCACGAATTGTAACAAGTTTTCTCATAATGAGTTATGCGTTATAGCTCCCAATGTGGGGAATCTTTTTGACATTGGACAATCACAAAGAATTAAATATTCTAGCCACTGTTTTTCGTAACCTCGTCCTCCACACCTCACACATTTCTTGAACTTCTTAGATTCAATTTCTGCTTCTTTTTCTAGTGTCTCTAGATCTTCTAAGCTAAGATTATACTTCGCGGCGTAATGTTTAACAATTCCTGAGTCTCTTGTTACGCCTGAATAGCTCATGGCTGTACGAATGGCATTTCTCCAAAGAAGATCAATAGTCATAGTAATTTAATAAGATACTCACCAACAGCACGCATACCTTCTTCTTCGGAGGAGGCGGACATGTAGATACGAAGTAATGTTTCAGCGTGAAACGTTGTACTGAATTGTTCAGAGCTGAAGGCTGTCCACCCCTTCTTCTCCCCAATCTTCGTCAGGATGCGCAATACCTCGGCGAAGGTGGGAGCGGGATAATACTTTTCTACAGCCACATCTCCTTTCGCTTCGCTTGACGTTAGCTCAGTTACTCCAGACAAATCTTTTCCACCCATTGTGTGAACACCGTCTTTGTACGTAGCCCATGTTTTTTCTGTTTCGTAATTCCCTATTTCTTCAAAAATAGCGTGTGATGGTTCAAGGTCGAGAGGGGTGTTCATAATTTTTTATTACTCTAAAGATTTGCTCTGCGATTTGCGGGACGATGGCGTTGCCTGCCGCTTTGAGCGCGGCATTTCGCCAGCCTCTAGGTCGCACCAGTCCGTTGGGTAGCCCATCATCCAGAGAGCAAAGGCGGGTTGCAGCTTGAGGCCAGTTTTCGTCCCAGGCATTCCGCCCTTCGTCTGTCCTTTCTCTATCAGACTCTCTATCGTGTCCCGCGGGACTCCTCCTCCCGCATACGACATTGAGGCTCGGGGCGTCGGCAACAGTGCCGCTATCTGATTGGAGAGTGTCGGATAAGCATTCATCGTCCTGTCTCCCATTCTCTCCACGAATCTTTCGTGGTTTTCCGTATGCTCTGAGGCTCTTGGCGTGAGCAACAATCCAGACCCGATCACGTCTGTGCGGGGCGTTGACGGCACAAGCTGGAACAACAAACGGTTGGACTTCGTAGCCGAGAGCTTCCAAGTCAAAGCACACCTGCTCGAAGACCATGCCCCCGTCGATACTAAGCAATCCGCGAACGTTTTCTGCCACGACGTAACGCGGGGAAAACTCTTGAATGACTCGACGCATTTCCGGCCAGAGATGGCGGTCGTCTCCCGTGCCTTTTCTTCGTCCTGCTTGGGAGAATGGCTGACAGGGAAACCCTCCGGTGAGGAGAAAAACTTCATTGACAGAACGGTTTCTAAATTCCGATTCTTGTCTTTTAGCCTTGGTTTCCTGATGTCTCCCGTCATTGATCGGCGTGGAGTTGGTAAGAGTCCTGATGTCTCCATAGATTTTTGATGTTGGCCAATGTTTTTTGAGTATCGTCTGACAAAACGGGTCTATCTCGCAGAAGGTATGCTCAATGTTATGCCAGACACGCTCAGTGGCGATGGCGAATCCGCCAATGCCGGAGAAAAGATCAAGGTGGGTCATACCTTCAAAAGTTCATAAATAAAGTTATTTCATTCGTCTTTTAGGCAGGGGAGGTCGAGAACTGAATCAACCGCTATATTGAATCCATCAACGAACTTTGGATTTGCACTACGCTCGTAAGCATCCAATTCCACAACCCTGTCCCTGATTTCCTTAACCTTCCTGCGCTCTGCCTCGGCGATGATGGCTGGTAGATTATATCCATAACCATCTGGTATAATCCTCTCGGCTTTCATAGCATAATAGTGTTCGCGCTTCCTAAAGAACGGTTCCTCTTCCCACCATTCTTTTTCATATTCCGGCCGCTCCTTTTCGTTTGTATCGCTCATACCTATTTTAGTAAGTCATGAATAAAGTCGATCGTCTCTTCTGATTGCTGGGTGAGATCGTCAGCAGGGAGGTTCCAACCAGGAGTGAGTAATCGCTTAAACCCTCCCATCACAAACTCCTGGAATGCGCCTGAACTCCAAACGAGAATCTGACATCCTGGTCGTTTCTCTTGTATCGCAAGCAGAACATCCGGCAAGGTGATGGGACGACCGATGATCCTCCATCGTTCTTGATTTTCCCAGCTATTTCTTAAAAGGATTTCTCCATCTTCGCTAGGCCCTAAGAAGCAATTACCCTCACGAGAGAAAACTTTGAAATCTGAACCGTTTAATGTTGGTCTGCGATCATAAATCGTTTGAGGTGGGTATCCATGATGCTTAAGAACACACCCAAACTTCAATTCCACAATCTCAGGATTCACCCGAATACATTCCTGACGAATCGCTTCGATTTTTTCTTGTGTGGTCATAGTTTTGTTAATCCTACTTCAGAACTGCGTCCTTCCAAAAGCTGTGTACGTTCTATGTTATCTCCAACTAATCGCGCCTTCCACTGTTCAACTGGCAACGCCTTAAACTCTTGTGCGTATTCTTCTGGTGTGGGCAGCATTCCTGAATTGATCTCTGGATAGTAGGTTGGGTCAACTTCTGTGCAGAGCCTTCCTTGGTCGTCTCTCTGGCCGTCAGCACAGTACCAACGACCAAACTGTTTTATCATTCGTGTACCATCTTTCAATACACCTTCAAGCTGCTTTGTACGATCAACCGCTTTGTCTCCAAAGCCTTTCGGCTCAATGCAGGAAACAGAAGACATATTGATCGTAACCTTGATGGACGGGAAAAAGGCCATGCCGCTTTTCCCCAAGGTTGTCTTATATTCAGCCTCGGTGATATCGTACCGTTGTCCGTTGATTAGAATGATTGTATACATATCATTGAATTATATTCCATTGCATTTGCTTAGTTCCACTTCCGCGACTGTATTTAGAAGCTCTCTCTAACCAAGTCTTTAATCTCCGTTGAATCTCGAAAGTCTTTTCCATCTGCCAACGCTGCTTTTTTCCTGTAGAGTTCAGCTCAGTCCAGTAGCTTATGAAATTATCAAGCTCCTTACGGGCTAAATCCTCACTTACCCCCTTGGTTAACATCCATTGAATAATTTCCTCCTGCTTGGTTATATCTTCAAAGAATTGTTTCGCTATCTCTCTAGGGAGTGGTTCCGAAGGAACATTCGCCTCTCTCTCAATGGTACCCTTCTTATCATTCTTATCATTCTTATCATTCTTGTCTGCGTCCGTCTGTTGTTCTATCTGCCGTCCGTCTGTTGTTCTATCTGTTGTTCCGTTTGGTTGGTACTGATCATAGTTAACTATGATAATTTTGCTAAGTACAGAGTTTTGCTGATGTTCTATCTGTTGTTCCGTTTTGAGCCATTCTAGATACCTTCTTACCTTACCCCTTGACCACTTCCATCTTTTGGCTAATGAGTCCTCACTCCAGCCTATTTCTCCCCTCTCCATAACGACTTTATTTCCACGAATGAAGATGGTATTGCGCTTATGGTTTGCTAGAATGATCAAGTCAATCCAGGCCTGAGTCTTTGTAAACTTCTCAGAGAAATACAACTCCCATTCCTGAATTTGTCTGTGGACTGCTACCCATCCATCTTCAGTCTTCTTCATAAAAATAAAACCACTTCAAACCCCGCCCGTGGCTCTACCCGTGGGTTGACCACGGACACGGGAGGGATATTAAAGCGGCTTTTGATGTCATGGTAGAGCATATGACGCCGCTAATTATACCTCGTTATTTTAATTAGTGCAAGACTCAATTTTATTGATTAATAACAGGTGTTTTTGAACAAAAGATAAAAGCGTTCGGTGGAAACCATGTGTAGTGTTCTTGATCTGGCATCTTTTTGGATTTGACCATTGGGAACGTCTTCTTCATTTTCTCGACAACGTCTGTAGGACGCTTTATTCTATCATCGTAGTCAAACGTCCATTCAACTACAATCTTGTTGACCCTATCTAATTGTTTAGATGAAATTTCTTCTAAAATACCCATTTCTGAACCTTCAATATCTAATTTAATACAATAATTTATGAAGCCTTCTTCTAGAGTGGCGAGTAGGTTTATGAGTGGAACTTGGATAGTTTCACCCTTTAATTTACGACATATAGAGTTACGCCAGAAATTACCTTTGTTATGCCGCGAAAGACTTGCATGGCCTCCTTCAAAAGATACAGCTACATTGAACGCCTCAACCTTATCTTCAAGCTTGTTCAATTCAATGTTCTTTTTTAGCTGTTCAAAGCTTAGAGGGTCAGGCTCAAATGCCGTCACTTGGCAGCCCTTGGAGGCCGCCAGCACGCTGAACGCCCCAATGTAGGCTCCGGCATCTATCCAGTGTTCTTCAGGGGCAAATTGGAAGTCTTTGCGCTGATAAACTTTCTTTTCAACAACTTCTCTAATTGACTTTTCATCTGAAGTGCCTTCACGCACGTAGAACTTCAAACCTCCAACTTCAATAATGGATTCTGACATACAAACTTTCTCTTGCGAGCTTTAGGATTAGTTTTTAAGTTATGGTACTTACGATATTCGCAGCAGGCCCCTTCGATACAGCGCATCGTTGGCTGCCCCCACCTTTCATGGAAGAAGTCAGGTAAGTCATTAAGAACTATGCTTAACAATACCCTTACGTCTCTTTCATCTGGCTTATTGGAAAAGCCTGATATAGTCTTGAGAGTCCATTCAGCGCCTGGGCCAACATTGCAATACTGTTCGTACATCCCAAGTGTTTGCCAAATATCAAGCATTATCTCGTAGCGTGGAAGCCCAACAAACCATCCACGAGGACGAAGCAGCTTCTTCAAGTCGTCTTCCGCATATAGTGGCAGCTTCATGTTGAACACCTCTTCACGTACTTCGTTAATAAACTTAACGATAGCATCTAACCGCTTCTGCCCCTTATTGAGCTTCCAACTAGGAACGGTAACATAGGCATTCCCGAACTTAACATCACCTTCACTAACAAACTCTCTTTGCCAGTGGGCTAATTGAACTTGCTGGATCGTCTCGTAGTTGTTAATGGAACGTAGCCAAATTGCATTCAAAACTTTATCTATTGGTACTAAGCCTTCTAATCGAGACTGAATTAACTTCGTCACCTTGTCATCTTGCCGCCAGATATTTGTGAAACGATACTCCTGTAGAATAGGATCTTCTGTCCACGGCCTCTCATATCCAGCTTCTTTGAACTTGCGAATCTTCTCACGTTCTTGGATAAACCATAAGAAGTCTTTATATATTTCTTGGTTCATATTTCGAGTATTTCTTTGCGCCAATTCTCTTCTCTCTGGTGACGCTTCTTAATCACCTCTGGATCTGTTGGCGGGAATAAGCCCTTGTCGTTTTGAATATTAGCGCGTTGTCTGCGAATGGCTTCTGGGTCTGGTAGCTTCTCAATGAAGTCATCAACATACATAGCCCACCTGCCGTTCGGAGCCTGAAAGAATGTTTCAGGGAACATCTTCGCCCAGACATAAGCCATCAACCGTTTGTCATTATTACGGGTGAACGGTAGATGTTCAAGAAAGTGCAATACCCAACTTTTTACGGTCATATCTTTCCGTTGGAGAGCCAAGACTGAAACGATGGATGCGGAGCGTCTTTTATTTTTCCAGGCCAGTCAATTATATCAAGATCTGCCTTGAACTTTTTCTTGAACGCTTGCTTGAATCGTTTATAGATCTTGTCGTCTTTCCAAGAATTAATAATTATCTGTTCGAGACTTTGCATATTTTCCGCGCTTGCGTTTAGCCTTCATGGATAAATTGTCAATGAGGGACTGTTCGTCAATTTCCCATGTGAATGCTGTTGTAATAGGAATCTTCTTCGCTTTCAGCAAGCCCTTACGAATGCGATCAATAACGGAAGTCTTGTGTAAACCCAATAACTCCGCAGCCTGCTTAACGGTGTAGCTCATAATCATCTAAGTGATATTCCCTCACTGCCTAAGTGAATTACATTACCCTCGTGCATCCGGATCTTCAGTGTTCTGTCTTTACGAGACCATTTTAATTTCATTTTACCTAAGCCTGCCAATATATGCGCTCTTGCAACAATAGATCCAGGTGTTCTGCCTAACCTTTCAGATATTTCCTTTGACTTCATCTTTGTGTAATTCTCTATAATGTACTCGTCATCAAAGGTTGTCCACATCTTGTTATGATACCGCATGCTTGCGCTCGGCTGTCCTCCATCAATATCATAGCTAGGCGGCAATACTGTTTCTTTGGGCGTAAGTCCAATAGGATTGATTTCAACATTTGTACCTGTGATCTCTATTTTCTCACCGGCTGCAGCGTTGAAAAAAGCAGCAGCTTCTTTGAAGTTATCAAATGTTATTTTGCATTCGATCGCAAACATACTTGTTGAACTTTTAATCGCTTCATGAGAACCGGAGATACAAACTCTGATCCATGAGCTTTTGAATGATAATCGTTAAAGTAATAAACCTTCTTGACTCCTGAAGCTGCCATTGATACTAAACACCGTTGACATGGACGCTCAAGAGAAAAGACAGTAGAGCCTTTGAGCGGGATTCCTTCTTTAGCAGCTGTGGTTAGCATATCTATCTCTGCGTGGACGGCAGAAACGCAATGTCCATCTTCAATGACGCAATCTTGTTCTCCAATATGACGGTTGACACCGCCAACAAAAGCGGGCATTCCAAATGGACGATGAGCGATTGCTGAACACTCAGCACGAGGGCATCTGTGTTTGGTATTAGCGAAAGATTTTCCATTAGAGACATCTTTGAGATTTTCTAACATTCCTTCCATTCTATACTTCATACTAATTGAAGTTAATCTTCTTAGAACCTGTTAATATTTGTAAGTACTCTGACCAAATTCCTGTAGGCGGCACAAAGTCTTCTTTAGACTCCGTTACAAAGTTGTGCACGCCTGCGAACAACGCGCTCAGTCCACTCATGGTGTTCTCATAATTGTCTGTCCAAACTGGATGCTTAAAGTCTGCAAACTTTTCAATATTGTGAATCCGTGAAGTGACAATTTCTTCAAGCTGATTATCGCGTTCGTTGTAAGCGTGCATACTACCCGCCTGATGGATGTACCAACCCGTAGGACATTCCAGCCATGCAGCAACTGCTTTTTGAATAGTCACGAATTGGTTTACATCGTATGCAGTTCCCCAGAGAATATCGTTACTGCGCATGTTGGCAATCATGTTCAACTTGCCTTCTCGATAAAGCAGCTGTAAGCTGATTGTGCAAGGAACATCTAAAGATTGCGTCTCACTAACAATGTCAGAAGTGCGAAAGATTGGAAGAACAGCTTGGCGAGTGTCAGGGTCTTTCTTTATAAGCTCATAAGCAGCCTTGATTGATCCTTTGAGCCGTGGAGCATAAGCACCGTCCCAATATCCTGTTTCTGGATTCACATACCTGCCAAGATTTTTGTTGTAGTGAAGAACGATTTCTTTTGGATATTGACCCCACACATTCAATAACCCTTCCAAGACTCCGAATCTGTAATTGAGCTTACGGCTCATTTGTAGCGGAAGTGAATCTTCAATCGTTTCGAGCTTGAATGCGTAGCCTGTTAATTCTTTTATTGGTAATCCGCGCGGAGCTACAGATTTTCCATTGCGAAGAATGTCTTCAATGATATACGGATAAGCTTCACTAAAGGTCTTGTACGTTTCCATATTAGTTGAGTTTCTTTCCAGTTAAAGTAGAAAGTTGAATGCTGTAGCACTTAATGCCTGGATATGCAGATGCAATTCGTTGCACCTCTTTCTTGAACAGTCTTTGCGCCTGTAGCATCTGTGAACGCGTCACGTACGTTTCTCCACGTTGCTTGAAGCGTTTCAATAAAGTAGCTTCAGTTTCCCAAGCATGAACAAGAACTGCATCTCGCATTTCCATCCCTATTAATGCCCTCTCATAATCACCTTCCGCCCATTGAGATTTTTCTCCAAAGACCTTTGCATAGATCATTTCTCCTAAAACGAATCTATCACATACAACGTCTTTACCAGCATCCCAAAGTTCAAACGCACGAGAGAAATAAGTATAAGGATCAATCTTTGGCTTGCTAAAATGGAGGTATTTAGCTCCCATCGCTTTTGCAAGCTCTTTTGTGAATGTTGTTTTACCTGCGCAGTCTGTTCCTTCAAATACGATAAACATATAAAATATTATTTATTATCTTCATTTTTATTAGATTCTATAGATAATAAAGAATTTATTGTTACGTTTTGTGATTTGAATAGCTCTGTAAGATTCAGAACAGCTTTTGATACC